GGAAGCCGTGCGCGCCGGCGATGAAAACGTGAGGACAGAAAAAAGGCCAAAATAACTTTTTTTCCTACGCAACCGGCGCGAGCCGCAACAGCAAGGGCAGCTATCAAGGCGCCTTGATATTGATAGGTGGACGATGACGGTACGAAAGGCGCGCAAGGCGCAGGCACACACCGCGACCGGCAAGGCATCGGCGTTGACCGACGCGGCAACGACCGCTTATCCGGCCTGGCCGTCCGAGCGCGTCGACCTGCCGACGAAGCGGCGCGACCGGCTGCGCGCGCTGGGATGGTTCGGCGAGCTGATACGGCACCGCGAGCCGAACGGCTGGCAGGCGGCCGACGCGGCGCGCGTCGCCATGCTGGCCAGGACGTTGACCTATTGGGAGCGCGAGACATGGTTGCTCGGCGAGCGCGAGGGCGGCGACGCCGGCTTGGCCGACCGCTGGCGCGCGTCGATCGGCCAATTTTCCCGGCACCTGGGATTGTCCGTCGCGATCCGCGATCCGCGCTTGCAGGCAAACGACGCCATGACCCGGCGCGACGCCGAACAGGCGCAACTCGATTTGGAAGATGACGACTTGATAGCCAGGCCTGGCGGGCCGCGGCCGACCGATCGACGACTCAACTGATCGAGGCGCCGCCATGCTCGCGCGCCTGCGCCGTGCCGTGAAATTCGGGCTGATCGACCGGCCGACGGCCAAGGCCGCGAGCCTGGTGCACGCCGAGGATTGCCCGCACCGGCGCGGCGGCGCCTGCGCGTGCGAGCCGGCAATTGTCGTCACGACGACGGACGGCGCGCGCTTTGCCGTCCTGGGCTACCTGGAGCCGCAGCCATGAACGCACAAGACGAACGGCGCGAACGCCTGGTGGCGCGGCGCATCCTGAAAATGCTGGAGCCGTTCCCGGTGGCCGATCGCTGGCGCATCCTGGGCGCCGTCGCGCTGTTGCTGGGGCACGATCGGATCGCGCTGCAAATGATTGCCCAATATGGCGAGTTATCCCGATGACAACGGAAACCGAACACGGCGAGCCGCGCGAATTCGTGTCGACCCGCGACGGGCCGCCGGCGCCGGCCAAGCCTGGCGAGTTCGCCGATGGATACCGGCACGGCCGGGCCGACGTGCTCTATTGCGCTGGCGGCCGGCCATCAATGGGCGCTCGCCATGCTGGCCGCGACGATCGTGGCGCGATCGACAATCCCCGACGTGGTCGAGCTGTTAGAGAAGGCGGCCAACGGCGACGTCGGAAAGGTCCCATGACCCGCGACCAGCTCGCCCGCCTGCGCCAAGCGCACGTCGCGATCACGTGCGGCGCGCCGGCGCGCGGCGCCGCGATCCTGGCCGAGGTGATCGAGCGGGCCGAGGTCGACCAGGCGCCCGCCGATCGCCGGCGCCACAAATTCACGGCCGAGCTGATCGACCAGGCCGAGGCCGACCAGCGCGCGTTTGGCGCGCGCCAGGCGGCCGCCGATCGCCGGCGCTACAAGTTCGGCGCGCTGGTGCCGATCGCCGGCGCCGCTCGACCAGGTGGCCAGCCATGAGCGCGCTGGTCGCCGACATGGTCGCCTTTGTCGTCTACCGAATGCCGGCGACCGCGCCGGCGCCGTTCGCCGTGCGCGCGTTCAACTGCCTGCCGGGCAAGCTGGAGCCGCTGCGGATCGAGACGCCGCACGGCGTCGGCGACATCTACTGTTGCCAGTCGCTCGCCGACGCGCGGCGCGTGATCCCGGCCGGCCTGGTGCGCTTCGATCCGTCGGCCGACGATCCGCCGCAGATTGTCGAGTGCTGGCTATGACCATCCCGACGACGCGCACGACGGTTTGGCTGTGCCTGTCGTGCGGCTACGCGATGGACTCGGCGTCGCCGATCGACAAGGGGCGCGCCAGGCCGAAGGATGGCGACTTGTCCATGTGCCTGTCGTGCGCCGCGCCCTATGAGCTGCGCGCCGGCAAGTGGCAACCGATCAGCCAGCTTGAAATCGACGCCTTGCCGGCCGACGTGCGCGAGCTGTTGACCAGGGCGCAGCGCGCCCGCCGCGAGCTGGGCGACAAAATCAAGGTCACATGGACAGGGGGCAAGGCATGACCATCAACGGCCACACCCCGCCGCGCTTTCCGCTGCCGCCGCTTCAGGTCGCCGTGTCCGTCCATCCCGACGCCGAGGGCGTCGTGCGCTTCCTGCGCGAGCATGGCCACGAGCTGCAGACGATCGCGCGTCGCGTATTCGACGATACGGCGCCGCCGAATCACCGGCTGTTGTGCGTCACCCTGGCCGATCGAGCGGCCGTCGACTCGATGGCGGCCGAAATGCGCGCGACGTTCGCCGCGACGGCCGACGAAACATCGTGGAACCTTACCGATCGAGTCTTGCTGGTCGAGCTGCCGCTGGAAACGTTCGGCGTGGTGTTTCTCGATATTGCCGTTCTGCACCTGGAATGACCCGCCATGCCGCGCGCCCGATCGAGGCCGGACCCGTCCATCCGCATCGACCAGTCCATAGTCGACGCGATCCGGCGCCTGGCGCGCCGCCGCGGCACGAGCTGCGCGGCCGTGATCCGCGAGGCCTTGATTGCCTACCTGTTCGCCTGTCCCGACCTGGAGTGATCCCGATGCAAACTCAAATAGCCTACGCGCTCGCGCATCCCGTGTTCGATCCGGCGCGGCAAATCACCTTCGAAAATTCGTGGCTGGTCGAGCCTGGCGTGTCGGCCATGCTGTCCGTCAACATCGGCCTGGAATGAACCGTCTACGCCGGCGGCCGGCCACTGTGGCACCTGTCGTTGTCACTGCAGCCACCCCGGCACGTGTCCCGTTGGGACCGTCACACTCGGCGCCGCCTCGACGCGCTGCGCGACCGGATCATGGCGCGCGTCGGCACGGCCGAGCGGATCGTGGCCGAGGTCGGCGACCTGGCAATGCACTGGCGCAAGCCGCTCTCAATCGTCGAGGTCAACCAATTGGCGCCGACGGCCGAGGTCCGCGCCAGGCCGGGCCGGCCATGAAAACCGGCGACCTGGTGACGATCACCTATGACGGCCGCACCGTCGCCGGCGTGGTCAAGCTGGCGAGCGGCAACGGCGCGTCGCTCATGCTGGAGTTTGAAGCGATCCTGGGCGGCTTCGTCGGCATGATGCCGGCGCTACGCGACGACGCCGGCACCTATCGCGACCTGGTGTTTCACAAGCCGGTGGCGATCGAGGGCAGGCCATGAGCGACGCGGCCGCGCCGTCGATCACATGCCCGCGCTGCGGCTGGACCAGCCACAACGCCAACGACATCCGCGAAGGCTATTGCGGCCACTGTCACGACTGGACGCGCGACGACGCCGACGATGGCGACGCCGACGCGCTCGACCTGGGGCCGTGCTGTATCTGCGAGACGCGAGTCGGCGTGCGCAACGTTGTCCCATTGCCGCTGCGCGGGCCGATCGCCGGGACCGGCTGGGGCTGCATCGTCTGCAATCTGCCGCTCGACGGCGCCGTGGCCGTTCTATGCGATGGCTGTTTAGAGCTGGTGGCGGCCGGCGCCTGGCCGCTGTTCGTGTGCCGCGGCTGGCCGGTCGACCACGGCCGCGCGCCGTTCGCCGAGCTGTCGGCCGACCCGTTCGACCATGACCTGGCGGCGCACCAGGCCGACGATGGCGAGGCACCATGACCACGAAAGAGGCCGACGCGATCGGCGAGGCGATTCGACTGATCGAGCGCGGCCTGGTCGACAAGGGAGTCGGGATGCTGCGCGAGGTGATCGACCGCAGCGGACACCGCGCGCCGACCTATGCGCGTGATCGAGGCGCGCGAGCCGCACGGCCGCGGCCGCGAGCGACCTTGACCAAATTGGAATTGGGGGACGTGTGACAACCGAGCGAGGCAACGACATGGCAGCGCGTCGAGGGCGTGCAGTCGATCGACGTGCGGCGCTGGGCGAAGGATGGCGCACCATGACCAAGGTGATCACCTGCGCCATAGCGCCGTGCAAGTCGTGCCCCTACCGGCGCGACGTGCCGTCCGGTGTGTGGGCTGCGGTCGAATATCAAAAGCTCGCGGTCTACGACGGCACGTTCGGCGAGCAGGCCATGAGCGCGGGCAAGGCCGGCGCGTTCTACTGCCACCAACAGAACGACAAGCTCTGCGCCGGCTGGCTCGGCACGCACGGGCCGGGTAATCTGCTCGCGCTGCGTCTCGCGGCGTTCTACGGCAACGAGATCGCCGACCGGGTGTGGAACTACAAGAGCCCGGTGCCGGTGTTCCGCACGGGCGCACAGGCCGCAGCCCACGGCATGCGGGCACTGCAGCGGCCGGGCGCGCGAGCCGTGCGCACGATCGCCCAACTGCTGCGCAAGCGTCACAGGAGCCAGACATGGCCGAGCGGCGCCTAGGTCCAAAGGTGATCGACGAAATGGTGAGACGGACCCGCCACGGTGGCGTGAAGGCATCAAGCCATGACCCGAGGCCAGCGCGTCGCCGCGTTCATTGAACGCCACTGCAAGGTGCCCGAGGGCGCGCTTGTCGGCCAGGCCGTCAAGCTGGCGCCGTTTCAACTGCGCTTCATATTCGACGTTTACGACAACCCGGCGCCCGGCGGCACGCTGCACGCTTATTTGTCGATGGCGCGAAAGAACGCCAAGACGGCGCTAATCTGTTTCCTGGTGCTGGCGCACCTGATCGGACCCGAGGCCACGCCGAATTCGCAAATCGTGAGCGGCGCGCTGTCGCGCAAACAGGCATCAATCATCTTTGACCTGGCCGTCAAGGTGATCCGGCTTTCGCCCGTGCTCATGCGCCTGGTGCACCTGGTGCCATCGCTCAAGACCATGATCGGCCTGCCGTGCAATACGCGCTACGAGGCGCTGGCGGCGCAGGCCGGCGCCGCGCACGGCCTGTCACCTGTCGTCGCGATCCTGGACGAAATCGGCCAAATCGACGCGCCGTCGTCGCCGTTCGTCGAGGCGATCGTGTCGGCTCAGGGCGCGCACGATCGGCCGTTGCTGTTCGCCATTTCGACAAGCGCGCGCAGCGATGACGCCATGTTCAGCACATGGATTGACGACGCCAAGCGCAGCGGCGATCCGCGAATCGTGGTCCACGAATACCGCGCGCCCGACAATTGCGAAGTGACCGACCGCGCCGCCTGGGCGGCCGCCAACCCGGCCATGGGCATCTTCCGGTCGGAAGCCGACATTGCCCGCGCCGCCGATCGAGCGTCGCGCCTGCCATCCGAGGAAGCCGCTTTCCGCAACCTTTTCTTGAATCAGCGCGTCGCGCTGGAGTCGCTGTTCATCCCGCCGACCTTGTGGCGAGAGAACAACGCCGCGCCGTTGCTCGACGTGCTGCGCGCCAACCGTTCGGCGATCGGGCTCGACCTGTCGGCCAGGGGCGACCTGACGGCCGCCGTCGTCGCGGCGCGGATCGAGGATGACGACGCCGGCGAGGTCCACCTACTGCCGTTCGTGTTCACGCCGAGCGAGGGCCTGGGCGAGCGATCGAGGCGCGACCGCGCACCCTATGAGCAGTGGGCCAAAGACGGCCATATGATCGCCGTGCCGGGCAACGTTATCGAATATCCCTACGTCGCCGGCTGGCTGGCGCAGGAGCTGGAGAACCTGCAGATCGAGCCGGCCGTGGTGGCGTTCGATCGCTGGCGCATCAAAGAGTTTCAGCGCGCCGCCGTCGACGTCGGATTCGGCGGCGCCGCCGAGTGGCAGGCGATCCCGCAAACCTTTCAAGGCCTGTCGCCGCGGATCGAGAATTTCGAGGCGCTGTTGCTGCAACGGCGCATCCGCCACGGTGGCCACCCGCTGTTGACGATGGCCGCGGCGAACGCCGTGACGAAGCTCGACCCGGCCGGCAATCGAATCCTGAACAAAGAGCGCGGCCGCCGGCGAATCGATCCGCTGGTGGCGGCCGTCATGGCCGCGCACGCCGTCGCCGACGGCCAGGCGGCCGCGTTCGATGAAAAGGCCTGGATAGGATGACGATGGCCGCGCCGCTCGCCGCGCGCGCGCTACCGCTGGCGCCGGCGGCCGTCACGTGCTGGCGCTGCGGCACCTGGCACCCGGCGCCGGCGTGGCCGCATCCGCCCGAGCGATGGAATCGCCTGGTGCTGTCGAAAGAGCGCGCCTTGTCCGTCTACACGTGCCGTATGTGCTGGCGCCGGCGCGAGGCGTTGTGCGCGCTGCTGAAGCATGAGAACGCCGCGGCCGCGGCGCGCCGGCGCGAGCTGCACCAGGCGCGCCAGGTGGCGACGCCGGCGCGGCGCTACACCGGATCT